GGCGAAGACCTGTGTTTCTTCGACCCCGATGCGACTCGACTATCACCTTATGCGGCTATGACGGGCGGTTCGTTTGTCTTCCAGTCAGAGCAAGTCGCCAAGTCTGTTACTTCTTTTGGTATGAAGCAATCAATATTGCCATTCGTTAAGAAAGGTTGTTATGGTCTTGAGCCAGTTCGTAACTTGAACCTCCTGATGAAGAGATACTCTGATTACAGGTCCGAGCTCTTGAGGGTCGACAATGCGTCTGTCGCCTCTACCGTCGAGTCACTTGTGCGTTTTGATTCTGTGTATCCAGCGTACCCTGTTCTACCCGGTCCCCAGCCATCTACAAACTATGCTTTCGATTTGACAGCTGGGAGTACTTCGTTTAACTATGTCAGTTGGTCGCCAATGACCTGGTTAGCTCCCGCGTTCTTCTCGCGCGGTGGATCTGTTAGATACAAGTTCCTTATTGCACCTTTGTCTATTGCGCCGTTGACCAACACCGATCTGGTAGCTGTACATCAACCATTCAACAGGTACGTGTCGTCTGCGTATTTGATGCGCGACTCGATCAACACGCTTACGACCTTATGGAATCACGTTAGTACGCACGAGGTAGTCATCAGTGGTAGAGCCACGACGCCGTATGCATGTAGCGTGTCCGACCCAAATAAGTGTTTTTCTGGTGAGACACAGGCTAATGCCAGAGGCCATATCGAGATTGAGGTGCCGGATCGCACTTTTACGAGGTTTCAGTTTGCTAGGTGTGCAACGCCTGGTGGGTTTGTGTACGATGGGTCTGAATGGGAGACTTTTGGAGTTTCCACCTATGCAGAGCTTCCGCCAATGGTTGTTGACACTACTGAGCACTTATTCCAGTCGCAGACGTTTGTGAGGGTTCTTGTCGCCGCTGGTGAGGATTTCTATCTCAGGGAGTACATATCGGCGCCTGTGTACATTGTTTCCACTACTGTCCCTTTTCCGGGTACGTGAGAGTTGTAGTGGGGTTACTTGGTAAACCCCTCCACGCAAGCTTAGCAAATTGCGTGTATATATATTTTGTTTATGTCTTAATGACAGTGCTAGAGGCTAGCACGCCC